TCCCCACGCATACCGAAAGTGTGTGTCGCCAAGAATACAAATTTTCAAGCCGACCCTCCTTGATGGATCTTGTCCATAGTTAATGTTGATGCCGCAGGACCATCCTTACCAATTCTTGGTTCAGGATCGATCCCATTTAAGTAATATTTTTTATATAAATCTTTCGTTCCGCCCATAGATACTATCAAGTATACCTTATCCGCGTGTAATTGACAAAACTTTTTTTAATTGTTCTTCAACAACTTGTTTTCTATTTGGCCAACGAATCATTACTTTATCTGGATCTTTTTGTAAATTAGTTAGAAATGGAACAATAATTTTTTCCACTGCTTCTAGTTTTTGTTTGTATGTCATTTCAGTTTGCGTAGCGGCAGTTGTTGCAGCTTGTGTAATCTTATCATCAATTTCACTTTCATGATGAAATGAAAAACCAAAATCGTCAGCTGGTTTATTAGCCGATGATGATGTTAAACTTGTAAATGGGTAATTTAAATTATTCTCCGACATTTGATGTCTCCTCATCGTTAATCAGCAATTCTAATCCTTTCTTTACTTTCTTTTTCTTTTTGTTTTTTGCGTTTTCATAATTTTGTATAAACTCAGATATATTGTCATATTGTTCGTACTGTCTAGATGAGCCGCCCATTTCATCTAATTCAAATTGCTCATACTCATCAAGTATACCAATCTGTTCAGTAGATTTGTACTTAACATATAATTGTTTCTTTTCTTTATGAATGCGACGTATAAATGCGTAGTAGATAATTTGTGTAAAATATGCGAATGGATTTTTAGATTTCTTTGGATCAAAATTATCAAAATACATTACGCAATTTTCAATACCATCGGCAATCATTTCATCTCTGAAAGAATACATTACAAAATTTGGTTTGTGTGAAAGATTCTCTGCAATAAGCATTAAGCATTTGCCGATATAATCTGGAATCTTGGGTTTATCTGTTCCCTCACGTTTAGCTTTCCTGCATGCCTTCTTATAAAGCTCGATCGTCTTTAACAGATCAGCATTATTTACATAATGATTTTTCTTTGCCATGAAATAGTTTGCCTTTTACAATTTAGATAGGTATAATCAGTGTGTACACGTTTGAACTGATATTAATTTGGTTTATCTTTAGAATTCTTATTAAAAGTAATAATCTTTCCACTCTTATCATTACTTACTCTTTCAGGAGTCTTAAACGGAGTTTGATCAACAATAAGATCAAATACTACCGCTTTATAATGATCCTCAATATCTTTTTCAATATCAGCTACAAAAATAACATCCTTCTTGCTGATTTTAACTTCATTCATTTTAACAATGCCTTGAGGCATCCAATTATACATTACAATTTGTTGTTTGTTCATATGAACATCAACATCTATAACAAGCATCATTGGATTTTTCAATTCTATTGAAGATACAGATTCATTATTTATTTCTGTAATAATATCGTCTCCGTTCTTTAAACGAACAAATTTAATTTTCTGTTCAACGTTAGTCATTTCTAATTGGCACCTTATATGTATGAATCTTGAATTTTTCTTCATGATACGTTTTCATTCTAATAGCATAATGATTTAATGTATAGTTTACATAATCATCGATGCGCAAGTCGTCAGCAATATCATAAAGGCTTGCCTTATCTTTTCCTTCTCCCAGACGTAGTCCACGTCCGATAGATTGTAAGTTACGAATTTTAGATTTTGATGGTGATGCGAATATAATATTATGTAGGCGTTTTATATTAATGCCTGTAGAGAAGACACCATAAGACGCAATGATAATTGCGTTGTCTTCCTTCTCAGTAATACTTCTTACTGCTTCACGATCTTCAACTTCAGTTCCGCCAAATACAAAAAAGACTTTACGATTAGGTTGATTTTTCGTAAGATCTTGAATCATATTATATAATATTTTTCCGTGTTTGTCAATATATTGGAAGAGAATTAAAGTGTTTCCATCAAGTTCATTTGCTAGTCTAGCGATAAATTTGTTTCTTTTAGGATGACTTACGATAAAATCCATTTCCTCATGGAATTTCATTTCTTTAACAGCTTTACAAACTTCTTCTGGATATTTTAAAATAATACAACTAATTTCTAATTCAGAAACAAGTCCACGATCCATTAATTCTTTTGTTGTAGTTAATTTTACAGTTGGACCAAAATGACCTTCGACTACAAGTTTATGCGTTTCACCATCAAGAGTTCCTGTCGTGCCAACTCTATAAGAAGCTTTTGTTAGCTTCTTCATAATCGCACCTAAGCGATCTGCTTTATAACCGTGAGCCTCGTCACCGATTATAAATTCAAATTGTTCAAAAAAGCTCTTAGGATATTCGTGAATAGATTGCCAAGTTGAAATTGTCAAGTTCTTAGTGATTCTTTTATCTTGACCTTGATAGATTTTTTGAACGTGATTGTCAACGTCCCATCCATTAGCTGATGAGTAATCTTTAAAATCGTTGTACATTTGTTCAACAAGAGAAACAGTTGGAACAACTAACAAACCTCTTTTGATTCCATTGCTAAACAAATAACGATGGATCATGTAAATCATAAGAGACTTACCTGATGCTGTTGGAGATAACAACAATACTTTGCGGAATCTTATTGTTTTAAGCAAAGCATTAAGCTGATAGTCGTGAGGTGTAATTGATTTGCAGTTAGATTGAAGTTGTAATGATTCGGCAAATTTTGTTGCCTCATCTAATGTGAATTCATTAAAGTTTCTAGCTGATGGATCAACTTCGTATTTGTAACCTCTTTCTTTACAGAAGTTGGTAAGATATCTAACCAGACCACCATAAAGTTTGTTGGTCTTCTTTGAATACATGTATATCTTACCGTCCCAAATTCTCTTTTTGTAGAGAGGACTAAATTGATAGTTCTTGGAATAAAAAGAAAAGAAATCCGAAAGCTCGGCTGAAATACTTTGTTCGCATTCAACTTCTACATATACTTCATCTAGTTTACGAACTATAACAGCGTTAGCTTTGTCCATGTACAAATCTCTCAAATTCTATAAATGATCTTAACTGATAAGTTCTAGCATTAATTTCTTTAATAATCATTTCACAAGCAGTTACACCTTGCTCGAATAAAACTTTTCTTGCTGCAATCTTTGAAAGATCACCGTCGGATTCTAGATAGGTGTTAAGATCAGACTTTAGTGTAAATCTAAATGGTTCCCAGCCGTACTTCTTAAGTTCTTCTTCATCAAGACGACCGTTATAGTATTCCCATTTAATCTTTTTCATTCTAGCATATTCAAATGAACACTGTTTAGCAGCAAGTGAATTTGCTATGTGTTGTTTAACATACTTAGAATGAAGAATAGGAGTTCTTAATAACTCTTTTCCTGGATCGGTTTCATCGATCTTAGAGTCTTTTTCCCACATCTCAATGAGATCTTCAAGCGCCATCGGTTTCATAATCACTCACAATAAAAACAAATAATTATTATTATACTCTAATTATGTTGTAATAGCTAAATTTAAATTTGGCAGTTGCATAGATTATATTGTCTGCGTTATTCTCTGTATTAAAATCAACGCCTGACAAACTCGTCGGGTAGCAATCAACAAATTTAATTTTCATTAATTCATTGTTTTTATTAGTATAAATCGAAAGATAAGCATCGCTAAATTGCGGTGATATGTTTGCACCTTTATTGCTTTGAACGAAACCTTTATTTTGATTTTTTAATTGAATGTATTCTTCAAATTGAGTAGGAAATGTCATTCCACGAATCCAATCGTGTACGCTTTGCCATGACTTATAATCTTCATTTACAATAAATGATATTTCTAAATCGTCATATGTTATTTTATCTCCTGGAGATGTTAACTCAACGAATAGAGTTTGAAGAGGAACAGGAGATAAAGAAAGTCCAGGCAAGTTTGCAGTATGACAGAAAAACATCATGTCTGGCAAACGATCAAAGTGTAACTGAAACTTTGTGCTTTGTGCGGGATTTTGGTTTATTGGTGATGACATGCGTAAATCCTATTTTTAAATTATTTAGTGCAATAAAAAAGGGGAGTTTTATTCTCCCCTTTATTCATATTATAGATATCATTTTATATTATAGAATTTGCTTAATTAGAGCGATTTCAATATTAGTGTTTTGTCCAGGTTGGCTTGTTCCACTTACTAAATGTGATACGCCAAGAATATTTGTATTGCCTGAATTAAACACAACGTTAGATTTTGTCACATTTGTTGATTGACCAAATGTTCCTGCAACAATATTTCCACTTGAGCCGTTTGATCTGACTGTTACATAAAATTCCTGATTAATCAAATCACCAGCTGTTGATGGTGTTTTTGTTGTTAAAATAACTGGATCAGTTAAATTACCATTTGGACCTAATCTTAAATTAAATGTTTGAGTTGCTGGATAGTTGTATGATCCAGAATTAGCTTCTTGTTGCCAACCCATTACAACGATTTGATATGTTGTACCGTTAGCGACAGTTGTTGGAATTACAAAAGTGTTAGCAGTAATATATTGTTCGCCAGTAGCGATATTTGATGTCACTTTAGCTGTAGATGTTACTGCTGCATTAGCAGCGCTAGTGTTAATTGCCATTATTTTTTTCCTTTAAAAGCTAGACGAAGTGACGAATTAATATAACTTAATAGTATTTATAAAAATAAAAAAAGGATGGAGCTGAGCCGATTGCCATGTGTTATTTACGACCTTTAATAAATCCTAGAGGAATTTCATCATCTATCCTTATTCTTTTATTTAGAGTTCCATTATTAACCCATATTCTATTTTTTGTATGTCCACCATTAATTTGAGATAGTTTTATTTTATTTTTATGTTCTTGAGTTTTTGGTTTTCTTAACTTAGTTGATTTTTTATAACCATTGACAAACTTTGGTCTTTTTGTACCATTAATTCTTTTATGTCCTGATTGAGTTCTTCCTCTATGAAAACCTTCTGGTATTAAAAAATCTTTATGGATGCGAATATTTGTAGCGCCATCTGTTATCCAGACATATTGCTTACCACGTTCAGCATTTGCTAAATTTTGAATTTCTGTTCTAACTTTTCCAGTATTACCTTTACCAATTGCTAATGCTCTTTCTAAAGAACAAGGACCACTACCCTCTCCACCAGGAGTCATATTATATCCATTACCAAAAGAATTATATTCTTTTACAAAATAAGGTTCCATTTCTTTTAATGTATGTTCTCCATCCCAAGACTCATAAAGAGTTTTAATTGAGAAGTTTTCCCAACCATATTTTCTAATAGATTGATGTATTAAATAATTAGATCCTATTTTTGCTGCGCTTAGATGACCGATTAAACGTTCTTCTACGTCGTTAGAAGTATATCCAACATAATGTTTATTGGTAATATTATTAGTAATTAAATATATCTTGTGCATTTTGCATAACCATAAAAAAAGAGGGTAGATTTCTCTACCCTCTCAAAGGAGAGTAGATTTCTCTACTCTCTATTTATATCTCCTGTATCGGAGATTTATTGTCAAATTAACAATTATTTTAGGTTACCAACAATAAATTTACGGTAGTAAACGTTGCTGTTGTTAACAAGAGCACCAAGACCTTGTGTTGGACCTTGAGCAAATGGGTTTGCTACTAGACCATAACGTGTCTTGAAACCAATTTTTGGTTGGTATGTGTTTGGATCAATTGCACGTACCATTTGTAGAGGAACGTATGGGCAATAGAATAGACCAGCGTCATATGCTACATTACCCTTGTATCCTGTTACAACGTAGTCAGCACCAGCGACAGAATATGGATCAACATATACTTTTACGCGACCGAATAGAGTACCAGCAAAAGTATTGCCTGTATCGTCAACGGTTAAGTTGGTGTTGTTAGTTAGAGCTGATTGATAGTCTAGAAGACCTGACATTGCTAATGCTGATGCCACATCTGTTGAACAGATGATCATGTTGCCCTTTCCTCTACGGGTGTCTTTTGCAATTTTGTTAGCTTCACGTTCGATTTGGAAGATCAACCCTTTATAGGTTTCTACTTGCCAACGACCGTAGGTGTCACCACCTGAAGTTGCTAAGTTGAATAGACCTGGAACTGCTGAGAATTGTGAACCAATTACAGAAGTTGCGTAGATTGTACGAACAACTTCACGATTGATTTCAGCAAGAATTTCTGTTGAAAGAATATTTGCTAATTCTGTTTCAGCGTCTAAGCCATGAACTGCTTTAAGGTCTTGTGCCAATTCGATGGTGTAAGCTGCTTGTAAGCCACGTGTGTTAGCTGTAACAGTTACTTTTTCGATTGAGAAGCCCATTTGGTTCATGGTTGTGCCACCACCAAGATCTTCGCCAATACCGTTAGGGAAACCATAACCAGTATTTGCTAATTCAAAGCTTTGTGTATTGCCTGTGTTAGCATTTGCACCTGGATTTACAGTTGTGCTTAATACTGAATGCTTACCGTTACCTGAGTATGCAGTATTTGCTTCGTTATATAAAGCTTCTGGATAAACAGCTAAGTTTGAGTTAGCATTTGCGTAGATTGAACGCATTGCGAAGATCAAACCAGTTGGACCTGTCATTGGCTGAACGCCGCAGATGTCATAAGCCATTAGGTTTGGTAATGAACGACGAACCAAGCTGATTAGGATTGGATCGAAACCAGCAACTGGACCACCAGCTGTTGCTGCTGTACCATAACCGCCTGTACCAGCTGAGTTTGGTGGAATTGTTTCGTTAAGAATGCCAGCTTCTTCACGAAGTGCTTTCTCTTGGTTTTCTAGGATAACTGCAGTAACGGCACGACGATATG